GAAATACTTCCAGTTATCCAAATTTGGTGTGTTCTGCAGCCAAATTTCAATCGCTCAAGCTCTGCCGTTAACTTGCAATTTGTGACGAAATGGCAAACGTTTGCTCAACCATGATCAACTCTGGTTCACTCGCATTGAATGCGACGAAAACCGGATTCTTTGATCCGTTTCTAAACCAACACATTAATGTGTTTCAATCCAAAACAACTAACGCCAGCCCACCAAGCAAAACTGAACAAATGGCTGTGAAAAATAATAGGTTCGGTAGAATGGGCCCTACCGTCCCGAAAATTCCGTTTAAAGTTAGGTTGGCCTTATTCCCAAATAACCCGACCGTAGAGGTCGTTAATAGTAATAATGAAGTATCTTACGTTAACAAACGACGTGTAGACGTCGAAGATAGGTTAGATGTACTTAGGAAGTTATGTAATATTCCGTATTGTAAGTTTAATAGGTTACCAAAAGCAGTCATTAAGGTTTTAGGATATAACTTTTATGATATTAATAAAGCTATAGACAATGTACTTTATGGTAAGTTAGGACATAACAATAATACACCTATTATCCCTGATGAAGAGATAAGTGGGTGTACAAAAAATAAGTTAGGCTATAAGCTTAAGTATTTTGAAGACCGTGATAGGATAGATATCTTTTTTAAATTTGGAAGTTATGTGTCTGATAGTTATGATTTTAAAATAAATATGCAGGCGCTGTATTCTCAAGGTCGTACCATACGCGACTTTAGGGTTACAGCTCATGTATGCAAGAGCAAAAAGGTGACAGCACCTTTTTGTTCGTCTTTCAATTTAAATGACAGGTTGAATTATAGGCAGTTTAGTACTAAGGTCCTCATATCGTCCGTTATTGGACTGTTTGAAGACTACGTGTACCTTACTAATTTATATTTTGGTAAAAAGTTTAGAGATTTCTACCCATCTGCAATAAAGTCTGTTACTGAAAATCATAAGAAGTATTGTGATTATGTTAGTAGACTAAGTACTAAAGGTGCTAAGATTGGTACTGATAGTACTAAGGACTGTCTAGATAAGAATAAGACATCTTATAAGGCTGTTGTGAACAGTCCCGACTTGACTTTCGGGAGTTTGAAAGGAGTTAAACTCATTAATAATTCTACTGCTGTTCCCTCTAAGCCGAAGTCCAATATTCCCTTGGTGACTTTCGTAGTCGACGATGTCGGTCACGAAAGTTTCATTATTAAGGAGAAAAATGGTTTCACCAAGAAGATCACTAATGATGAGAGAGCGTTAGTGACTTTGTTTAATGCGACACTTACAGATAAGAAATATAATATCCATCCGAAGTGTAAGGTAGGGAAACACGGTAGATTGGAAGATTTTCCTAATGACTTTTGCTGGATTGATGCATTTGCATGTGCTGGTAAGAAGATGCCAGTTGATCTCAAACCGTATCCCCAGATTTCAGTGGCTTACCTTTTCAGGTGCGGTTTGGCTAGAGTTATACAAAAGCACAGTTGTGAGACCGGATGGAGGTTATTCCATTTTGACAGACGACAAGTTGTCAACCTGAAGAGACTGCCCCATGGAGCAGTTCTCGGTGTGAAAGGAGATATGAATATCCCGAATATTACTCGTAATATCGATATTCTTTTTGATGATTTGGTTGGTAACGTTATTGAGCAGACGTCGTTAAAAGCTGACAATTTGTTGTTGTCGAACGTTGTAAATCGTCTATCCGATAGAGTCAATAGAATGTGTGAGAGGACCAAACAATTGACTGTCAAAACAACACTTGACAGTAATCAGAAAAGAAAACTCACCAAACTTTTCCCGGAATTGACGATGAACTTTGAAGATTCAACATACTCTTCACATCCTCTACAAACTGCGATGAGGACATGTGAAAATTTTCTAATGGATGAGAAGTGTGGAGGAAGAGAGTATGTTGATGTCGGTGGTGATGTAGCTAGTCTGTTAACCAAAGAGTCTAGAGATGTCCACATATGTTGCCCTGTTGTTGATGTCAAGGATGCGCACCGGCACATAACCCGTAGTAGTATTATCGACAGGATGAAGGGGTTTAATGAATCCATAACAATATGTGATAAACTCACACAAGACTGTGATGTACCATATCCGAACATCGTAGCGGTTGAGGTTTATGACATGTCTCTCGAAGATATGGCCAGATCTATATTGTCACATAAAGCCAAGAGGTTTGATTTATCTCTTATCATTCCGCCTGAAATATGTGACAACTATTGCGATGTTATGCTCTTCGACGACTCTATGAGGGTGTTCGTTAGAGATGGAGTAGTTAATTATGAGTATGGATCTTCTGGGGAGTGTTATAAGCACAATCTGAAGACGTTACAAGATATTTTGAGGGTGCAGTTGTTCGTCGTCGATGGAGTAGTCTTTAAGAAGACTCTTGAGTGTTCAAGAGAACAACTTCATTTTTTCTCAATTGTCCCGTGTGTCAACATGAAACCAGGAGTCTATAACTTAACTTCTCATTATTCGAAGTCAAGGAATGACAAACTTGAAATGATTCTTCCAGTTCGAGGTTTTGATGGTGGGCTCAGAAATGTTAGGGTGAGTGTGGACAAATATGTTACCATGCATCTTATTGAGTATGCTATGAACACCACACTCAAAGTGGAAGATAAAGCAGCTGAATACCTCATACCTCAATTCAGATCTAGGAAGAGTGTATCAATAAGTGGAGGAAAGGTAGTTCAAAAGGAATTTGATTTACCCGACGAACTCCACGCAGGTTATTTAGCTGTTATAATGGCGGAAGGAGCACGTAGGAGGGAGAAAGTGGTCAACTTGGCTAGAGTTAGCTATTTTAAACATTATGCCCCTACCGTTATTCAGGTTTTGTTTAACATTTTCTTCGAGTTGTATGGTAATTTTAAGAGAATATGTTATAAGGCATTTATATCTGCAATGTCGTTGGTTATGTCTGAGGATTTCCTTGAGAAAGTTGTCGTTGGAGAGAGACGTATTTTCGATGTGCAAGAGGTTGTACATTTCGAACAAGAAATCGTGCTTGTTGGTAAACAGGGCGATATGAACGTATTACGTGAGTCGTTACACAAATTCACCGTCGAAAATGAGAAGAGAGCCGACGACATCTCTCAAATTGTTTATGCCAACAGAGAAAGTTTCGCTGACGACGAACTTGATGTGATGAAACAACTTTTTCAGATGGGAGGAGGTTCAAAATTCCGTGGTTTCACCAATAATTTGGACAGGTCTACCTTTGGATTTTATTCCAAAGTGTGGAGTTTTGTGAATTACTACGTGAAAGATGTAAAGAGGGTCAGATTGGTAGCAAATTTCTTCGTGTCATTGTGCGATTTCTTCCGTCAATGTGGTATGTCGACGTGGGAATACGTTAATTCGGTGTTTAAGGAATTTGTTGGCTTTGTTAAATGTGGTTTGAAAGGTAGTCTTCCAAATATGTGGTCTGAGTTGAAGAAGGCTGCTAAGTTTACAAAAGAAAAATTTAATAAGCAATCGGAAGACTTGAAATCATTACTCCATGATTTTTACAGGAGACAGACAGGATTGGATGATGAAGGTAATGAACTGTTTTGGCAGGATATGACCTATGACTTCGGTACACGGAGAATGTTTTCGGAAGAGAAGAAGAACAGATTTGTTGTAGAACTAAAGAAAACTTACCACAATTTGGTGAGTAAGAAGGATAAATTGATCTCGAGAATCATGACGATCTACAATTACATGAAATTTATCTACGCTTTTATTCGTGAACAACTTAAAGGCGAAGATCTTATCAATACTGTAGATCACATTATTAAGGGTGCGTCTTTCTTCTTTGTCCATGCATTGTCCCTCTGTGCTATGGGATCTTTTTCTTTAACCGGTCTTGTTGCAGCCGTATCGACATATTTGGGTTTAAAATTCACTGGTATAGAGAAGAAGTATTTGGGATCTTCAGTTGTCTCCCAACATTTGATTTCTGCCTGTTCAGTGTCCTCACCCGCAGCCCTGATGACGCTGCCTGTGCGGTCAGCTGTCACCAAGTGTGTCGAGATAGGTCTAAAACGGAAACTCAGTAAGTGTGAGGGATTGGCATCAACTATGCAAGGGGTTATAGCTAAGGATGCTATAGACATGAGATGGTACTCTTATGTTACACCGTATAGAGTCCGAATGACAATATACATATCTCTGGTGTTAGTATTTTTCTTCCCACGTCTTGCCATAGCTCTTATGTTGACAACTTTCTTAGTGGCCGAACATAAGAAGTATTTTGAAAAATTTGCGGTAGTAGCTAATGTCGACCTATCGTTTGCGTCAGTTTTAAACAGGACACAACCGACAAAGAGAATGGCGACATTGAAAAGGTTATTGAAGGATAAATTTACCGCTGCAAAGGTCAAGGAGCAGAAGGACGATGATACCTCCACCGTAGACGCTGAACCAAGTGAAGTAGCTATGTTAGGTGGTGATATCAGTTTAAGGGACGAAGAGGTAGATGTGGAGTTTGATTATGATGGTAGTTATGTTGAGAGACATGGGAAGTTATCTACATCTAAGTTGGTCGTTGAAGAGGATTTGAAGCCTAGTGCGGCCGATGGTTTAAATTTTTATCAGTTAAAAATTTCTGGAAGAGGAAATTTTATGCAGTTCAATGTTCCTTTCAAAGTTAGTGCTGCGATGACTCAGTATGCATACAGAGATATTCCGACCATTGTGTATACTGGAGATGAGAAGTTAGACACTTTGAATGAATACTACTATTTAGAGAAGAAGAAGACCTTTATGGAACTCGGGAAATTGGACAATGTGGTAGATCTTTATCTATCACAATTGGAAAATAAGTCGAGTTTTGAGAAGGTGGTTTTCCATCTCAGACAAAGATTTGACGACTCAACTTTGTATGTTTCTGAAGATGGAGCATGTTGGCATAAGTTAAAAATAGGAAGTAAATCTCTTGTGTCACTTGATCACAAATGTAAATATGACTGCAACAGAGTCTTAATGGCATTCGACTCTGAATGCAAAGATTTCCAAGTTACCAGTGATGAGTTAGCCGGTATGTATTCAAATGAGAGGTGTTTAGCCTTGGAATATTTGACCGTTGACAAAATACCTCAATTGGCCAGAGATTTAACTAAGAAGGTGACCTTTTACAATAAGCCCCCAGGTGCCGGTAAGACAACTACCATCGTGAATGAGTTTTCGAGACTTCATAATGAGGGTAAGAGGTGTTTGGCCTTGACTTGTACTAAGGCGGGAAAAGTTGAGATTGCTGAGAAATTGAGGGCTCGAGGTATTAAATCCGTTTATTCAAATTGTCTTACATATGATGCCTTCTTGATGAAGAACACGTTTCGAGATGTCGATTACGTGTTTTGTGATGAAATTTTTATGATTCATGCAGGATTGTGGCTTGCTATTTCATGTAATCTGGAATTTGGAGTAATGGGTTGTTATGGAGATGTTAATCAGATCCCATACATCAATAGAGTTCCTAATACTATTTGCACGAAAAGTATGAATCATTATTATCAGTATGAAATGTTCCATGACAATATCTCTTACAGATGTCCAGTTGACGTGTGCAAGTTGTTGTCCACTCTAACAGACGCGAAAGGTCAACTCATCTACCCAAAAGGAGTTTATCCTGCTGGTGATAATGCGAATGTTCTTAGGTCTTTGCAAGTCGTCCCCATTTACAGTCCAGAAGATGCTATGGATGACCAAGACGTTAAGATTGTCACATTCACTCAACCTGAAAAAGAAGAAATGATTAAGGCCACTAGGATGAGAAACGGAGTCAGTTCCTCCGTTAATACGGTGAATGAAGTTCAAGGTGGTACTTTTTCGAAAGTGGATGTCTACAGATTGAAACCGTATGACAACCCAATCTATTCAGATTTGAATCAATTTGTTGTCAGCGTTTCAAGGCATACTCAGTTGATGCGATACAGAGTCGTGTCTTCTAAGATGAGTGATAAGATTGCGAATAACATATCCTCAATGGATAATGTTTCTGACTTCATCCTTAAGGAGTTTGCGGCTAAACGGTGCGTTTGACGTCTATAATCTACAGGTGGAAGATTTCTTCTTACCGCAGACTTTCAGTCGACCTCCTGCGTCGACGTTGGTGGCGGTAAATGAGTTTATGTCCTTGATAAACCCGGGTATTATCGATCATGATTTTCTTCATCGAACGATGATATCTGAGTATTCTATGTTTGAATTACCACCTGTAGGAGACCTAACCATCGACTTGTCGAAGAGTAAACCATATATATCTGGAGATTTTGTCACATCCGGTGTGTTGGGTAAAGGAGAGAGATCTAGACCGGACACCTGGCGGCAGGCTATTGCATCTCTGAGTCATAGGAACTATTCTGCCCCCAGAGTGAATGAGAGATTAGACACTTTCAAGACAGCTGAGCTCTTATGTGAATCTCTCCTTAGAGCTTTTGATATGTCTAAGTTGTTTGAGAACTATGACTACATCATTCCAGATATCTATAGGATTGATCAGTGGTTGTCCGACAGAGATGTGTCAAAGTTCAACAGAATAAAGAGGGACATGAACCACAACCTCATGTATGAACAATTCAGTACCATGAAGATGATGATAAAGGGTGATCTTAAACCCAAAATGGATTTGAGTTGTTATACTACCTATGCACCCCCGGCAAACATAATTTACTACAAACACATTGTTAGCATGTTTTTCTCTCCACTTTTCTTAGAGGTGTTTGATAGAATTACTTATTGTTTGTCGAACAAGGTCGTAATGTATTCAGGGATGAATCTTGAGACTTTGAGTAGGGTTGTTAAATCAAAGCTACCCTTACCTCTCGATTCTTATTACACGTTGGAAATTGACTTCTCGAAATTTGACAAGTCCCAAGGTTGTGTTTTCAAACTTTATGAAGGCATGATCTATAGATTTTTAAAATTTAGTGAGGAGGCTTATCTCAACATTGAGACGACTGAGTACTTTTGTCGATTTAAGTCGGCATCTGGTTTGACAGGTGAGTTGGGTGCACAACGTAGGACTGGGTCACCGAATACGTGGTTGTCAAATACGTTGGTGACTATGGGTATGTTATTGAATGTTTATGATCTTGATGACATTGATCTTATGTTGGTGAGTGGTGATGACAGTTTAATTTTTTCGAAGAAGCAGTTAGAGAACAAGACCAACGAATTGAACATTAATTTCGGGTTTGAAGCAAAGTTTATTGAAAATTCTGTCCCGTATTTCTGTTCTAAGTTCATTGTGGATGACCGAGGTTCGATTAAAGTTGTGCCTGATCCGGTCAGATTTTTTGAGAAGTTGTCCGTACCTGTGAGGCTGTCCGATTTTCTAGCTGAAACAACGTTGAGGGAGAGGTTTACCTCATATAAGGATTTGATGTCTGAGTATGATAACGATAGTGTATGCATATTGGTCGACTCACTTATCAGTAAGAGATATTCTCTTCCATTAATGACCTCATATGCGGCATTGTGTTTCATACATTGTTTGTGTGCTAATTTTTCGTCGTTTCGTAAGATTTTCGACGAGTTCTTTGTTGTTGATATTTGATTTTCGACCGATTATGATGGTTCCGATTTATTCCGACGTTTCCGAGGAAAGCAAGCTTACTGTCTTCGGAAGTCGTCATAGATTGGATTCTATTGTACACAGCATTTGTACTTCAGGTGATAGAGACAGATATGAGATTTTAGGTGATTGGGCTGTCGCATCGTATGTCACGCGTATGCTGACAGATCTCTTCAAACATAATGCTGATGCTGAATCTCTGTCGTTGCTTCGCGCTCATAATATTTCTAATGTTATGTTCGCAAAAGTCATGGTAGAATCAAAACTCTTCGAAGATTTTTATCTTTGGTTGACTCCCGACCAAATGCAGTTGTGTAGGAAGACTTTCGCCGGTGGGAGAAGTTTGTATGAGGTCAATGTTAAATTCTTAGCCAACTATTTTGAGAGAATCGTTGGTTGGTTGGTTGTGCATGATTGTTCAGAAAGTGTTGAGAAGTTTCTTGATCTTTTCTTGAAACCTCATATGTCTTTCCACATTAAGAAACCTGCCCGTTCTATTCTTGAAGAATGGGCTATGAAGAATAACAAGAGACTTGACATTCATACTGGTGAGTATAATGTCAACAAGGTAGTTTATGTCCTAGTCGACGGACAAGAGGTCAGTCGGGCTAGTGATTTGATTAGTAAGAAGAGAGCAATTTCAAAAGCGGTTTCTTTCGCTGTTGAAGCTCTAAATCTGAGTTGAATCCATGGAGTACTCTGCTATTTTTAATGAATGTTGTAAAGAATGTGTGATGTTTAACCCCAAGAAATGTCGCTTTGATGTGGCACTACTTTGGTCTATTATTGGATTTTTTACTTTTAATATTATTTTATTGTTTGTATATTGCCTTTTGAGTATTAGAATTAGAAGGTCTTATTAATTAGTTATCGTAGATAAGTGGAATAGAGTGAAAAACTACTGTAATTGATTATTGTGATGTGTCACAACTCACAATTTAATTGATTCAGTCCAACCTGCACTAGTTTGTGGCGAGGGTGGTTGTTCGTTCGGTTTTATTATCTATTTCTTTGAACGATGAGTTCTGGAGCAATTTACTCTGAACTTAATCGTTTTCTTAAGTATCTTAGGGAGTTAGATTTTAGTAATTTTTGTTTTAGTGATTTTTTGTTTCGTTTTTCTTCCCTAAAATCACTAATCGATGAGTATAGTAGTCATTGGTTAGTAAATACGAATGAATTAGTCTGGTATAGAACAATCTGTGAGCAACGATTGCATCCTCATCTTTTCGATGCAAACAGGTTGTTAACACGGATAAATGTTTCAGATTTGAAGCATGACTTGATAATGATTCGTGATCATTTTTCGAGTATTGATGATTTTCTAAACAAGTATCCGGCTATACCAATTCTTGTCTCATTCACCAAAAATATTAGTGCGTTTTTAGAAGATAATGAGTGGGAATCCGTTATTCATCATACGGACTCACTCAATCGTCTTGTTTTCCGAGAGTCGTGGTCAGACGGTTATGGTTACGTTAACCACCATCGTCTTTCAGCGTCGTCGCATGATTTTCAACATATGAAGTTATGTGATATTTTTCGTTTGTCGAAGGATAAGTTGAACAGTGGTGTGTTCACTTTCCTTCTTTAATGTTTTCTTTTAGTATATTAATAAAAATCGATAAAGATATTAGGGTAGATTTGATTGATGTTTATACCCTAGAGTCATACACCTGAGAGATTCGGAGTGTGTATTATAAAAACTCAAAAAATATATGTTTCGTATACGTATTTCTATTTAGAGTGTGTGTATGAACGGTTTTCCTAAATCGTCGTGAGACGGACCTTGGAAAACCTAGTATTTAAATAACTAGGTC